GGATGGGAGAGAGTCCCGCGTTTTCGTTCATCCGTGTCTTTTTCCAATCCTCTCATAGATTAAGCATGCAACCTATGACAGACAAATATGTCAAAAAACTTATCGACAACCTGCCAACCGCCCGATCACCACAGAGACTGGATTTGGTCTTGAACGGAGGAGCTTTCAATGGAAGCTATTTGGCGGGAACGTTGTCCTTTTTGAAAGAAATGGAAAGGAGAGACATGGTGCGCATCGAGAGAATTTCTGGATGCAGCGTCGGGGCCATTGCTGCCCTGTTTTATTGTATGGACTCGTTAGACTTTGTACCGAAATTGTACGACACCATGAAAAACCATTTACGCAGCCACTGCTCACTCGAAGTGCTCAAGACGTTGCAATCCCAGTTGGAGGAAGAAAACCGCATACCATCCGATTTGTGTGACCGTGTCAACGGCAAACTCTTTGTCTGTTATCATGACTTGAAACGCAATAAGAAAGTGGTGAAATCCACGTTCAAAGACCTGAACGACGTGATGGAGTCCATTATTCGTTCCTGTTACATACCCTTCTTTATTGACCACCACATGGTCTACAAGAAGCGGTATATGGACGGAGTACATGCCCATGTCTTCCCAAGAGAGAAAGGAAAACGAGTGCTTTACATTGAGTTATTGAGTTACGATAAAATCGTGCAAAGTGTCAGCATAAAAAACGAAAAAACCAATTTCCATCGAGTGTTGGAGGGATTGCTCGACATCCACAGTTTCTACATGAAACAATCCAACACTTCCATGTGTAGTTTCGTGGACACATGGACCTGGTGGCACCATGTTAATTACTGGTTGAAATTGGTGGTAGAGAGAATGTTGGTGGCAACCGTCATGGCCATGCAGTATATGTCCAAGTTCATTGACAAAGACTTCCGGCAACATATTCTGGTGAAAATAGGCATGAGGGTGTGGTTTGATATCTTTAGCATCTTGATGGAAACTTATTGTTTTTGACAGAAGAGAGAAAAGAAAAAGAAAAAGGGGGGGGGGCGGGGTGTGGTGCAACTTTTGAGTTTGATTTTAGATTAGTAAATCTCCTGCCAGTATAAAAAGTATGGAATCCTCTATTGACATCATTGACCCCACGTTTTCGTTGGATGTGCTTAGTCATGGCCATAGTTATACTGATGACGCCTCTTCCACGTCTTACTTGTATATTGGTGCATTGATTGTGCTTGTCTTAGCAAGTATGTTTGCATACAGGTTCTTCCAAAACAAAAACGATTGCGTTGGTGGGTTTTGCCCCATGGGTCCAAGAGGGAACGATGAAGAGGTCGAAGCAACTGCTTGATTTTATTGAATTTGAATTACTAACAGTTTAAAAACAAATTGCAAATTTCTTTTTAAAAAAAGAGTCCGAATGAATACACCCAACAACATGGTTACCCAGCTTCTCTCTACAGTGTTTGACAAACCTATTGTGAGTGGCTTCGCGCGACGGTTGGAAAGGGAACTGACTGGCATTGTCAACCTGAATTTGTGCAATCCAGAAACCATGACATTCACCTCTCGTGTTGACGCGGTCACCCATGAACACGTGTATACACTGACCATGTACCACAATCATCAGCACAAATGGTACGAATTTTTCTTTGGTAGTCACTATCCCTTCGCTCCTCCGAGGCTACGTATCAATCGCAAATCTTATGAATCCTATATGCGCTTAGGTTCCGCTCATTTCAAGCTTGCATTGGGTACCTATAAAGGTCTACCATGTTTCTGTTGCAAGACCATACTCTGTTCGGATAATTGGACACCAATTCTGCTGCTGAAAGACATCTTCCAAGAAGTGAACAACTTCCAAACAATGTGCCGCCACGTGTCCTTACATGTCATTGTGAACGTCCTCAAACGAAAATACTTGATTGATGATATCAACCTCCTAGAGTGGCTCTTCTAGCATTGCTTGGCTTTATTTGTCAGAGACATCCTTGTAAAAGAGGGTCTTGGGATACACTGTATTGCAGCCATTGCATCGGCACTCTGTCTCGTTGATAAGGTGAAATCGTCCAGCAATATTGGGCAGTTTGTTACGTCCTGCCATGCAGGTTGGACAATCATAGTTGACCGGGGGAGCGACACTCACATTGTTTCCCATGACAAGATGTTGGATATATATTAAAGTATGAATATATTGTCTTTAAATACTTATACACTTATTGTGTTTTCTGATTGCGGTGTTTCAAATACTTTTTTCGGTCTTAAAAGTCGAAGTTGTAGTAGTCGGTAGCAATATTGCGTGTGGCATACGAATAGGCTGGGTTTTGGGGAATAGGAGCAGCCACGGTCACCGGTTCGTATCGCAAGTCTGCGGGTTTCAATGCAAATGCATAGCTGGCACGGTCAAAAAACAACGCATTTTCGGTGAGGAAACTGTCCACCAATTGGTACCGCATGGCCACCATTTGGCAACCAGAGGCACGGCATACGATGCCACTTGGATTCGATGGATTGGCGCCTGCGTCCGGTAACACGATGGTCATATCTCGTTTGTTGTACTCAGTCAGCTCGTTTATGTCAGGGTTGTTCTTGACCCCATAGTAATCGTAGGCACGCATAAACATGGAATTGCTCGTCAAGTTAACAAACTCCAACAATTGCTGGTTCTCGAGGAAGGCTGTGTTGCTGCGGTCGACAATCAAAATCACCTTGCCCTTCAAGTCCAACAGTGGAACGGTGCCCAAATTTTTGCCAGCAATTTCGTAACTGTAGTTCATACCCAACATGAGGTCACCATTCGTCTTGAAAATATCTGCTAGTTTCGAATACATGGCTTGATTGTTGCTTTTAAAACGCAAATGTATGAGCAAGGGGTCGGTCGCATTGGGGCATGTGCCACCAGAGAACGCGTAATTGCGAATGATATCCATGACAGACGCAAAATTCACCGAATTGAATGTTTCCTTGACATGATAACTTGCCGACGTACTGGTTGAGACAACTGGTTGATTGTCAATAGAGTACACTTCAAAGTCCAAACAACGCACGCCCTGCTTGATGACCGCCTTCAAGTTGCACACGTCAACGAAATCGTTTTTGTATGACCCTCCCGAACAAGCGTTGTAAGCCGTTTTGATGTAGTAATCATACAAGTTGCCGCTGCAGTCGGGGTCTTTGGCAGCAATGGCACGGATATTGCCGTCCACACTTGGATACAGTGTATTCATGTAATTGCATTCACTCGCTTCCAACCTCCCCAAATATATCATATACCAAATGAAGATGGCCAAGACCATGAAAATGATGGTGAAAATAATGTACATCTGGAAGTTCTCATCCATGTTTTGAATGTTGCTTAAATAATCGGTTGTTCTTGTTGTACTCATGGTTTTCTCTCCTTTACTTGTTATATACAACTATTATTTTTTTTATAATTTTTAGAAACAATATCCATAATTTTCTCGTTCGAATTCAAGAGAGAAAGAAGCATTAATCATTTTTGTTTAATCATTTATCACAAATAAACAATTAAATATAGTGTTGCCATAATATACAGAAACAACAAAAAAACAAACATGCCTGGAGGATTGATGCAACTCGTATCGCAAGGGCAAGCCAATACAATATTAAATGGCAACCCCTCCAAAACGTTTTTCAAATGTGCTTACAAAAAATTCACCAATTATGGAAAGCAAAACTTTCGGTTGGACTATGAAGGTACACCGCAATTGAACTTGACCACCGAATCCACCTTTACGTTCAAAGTGAAACGGTACGCAGACTTGTTGATGGACTCCTACGTCTGCATTACGCTTCCCAACATTTGGTCACCTATTCTGCCCCCTCAAACATATACGGTCAATGGCGACGAATCCGTGTATTCCGATTGGGCACCCTACGAATTTCAATGGATACAGAATTTGGGAGCGCAAATCATCAGCAAGGTGTCCATCCACTGTGGCAACCAACAATTGCAACAATATTCTGGACAGTATATCTTGGCTTCTGCACAGAGAGACTTTAGTGGGCAAAAGCTAGCACTCTTCAACGAGATGATTGGCAATATAGCAGAGCTTAATGACCCAGCCAATGCAGGAACAAATGTGAATACCTATCCCAATGCCTATTACACCACCAGCCCCGCCGGCGCACAACCTTCCATCATGGGGAGGACATTGTGGATTCCCTTAGGTTCCTGGTTCAGCCTTCTCTCTACCCAAGCCTTCCCGCTGGTGGCACTCCAATACAATGAATTGTGGATAAACATTACCTTCCGTCCGCTCAATGAATGGTTTACTATCCGTGATGTCATGGACTATGCCAACAACTTTCCCGTGGTGGCTCCCAACTTCAATCAATACTACATGCAGTTCTACCGCTTCTTACAGACACCACCGGATGAGACACTGGGACCCACATCGTACGTCGACACCCGAACCAATTGGTTTGCAGACATCAACATGAATTGCACCTACTGCTTTCTCTCGGACGATGAATCTACCTTGTTTGCCAAGAATGAACAGAAATACTTGATTAAGCAAGTGTACGAGAGACCCTACTACAATATTACGGGCCAAAACAAGGTCGACCTGGACTCCATGGGTATGGTCATCAGTTGGATGTTCTATTTCCAACGAAGTGATGTCAACTTGCGGAACCAATGGTCGAACTACACCAATTGGCCCTACGAGAACTTGCCACAAGATATCACTCCTGCACCGACAGACGGAGACTTTCCGAACCCTGCTCTTGTCCCACCATTTATTGGTCCGGGGTTGAACCCCGATGGCACGCTGTCTGGTTTGTATTTGACTGGTGTGTATAACCCACAGAACTTGAAATTGATTTTGGTTGCCTTAGGTATCCTGTTGGATGGACAATACAGAGAGAATATGTTGCCTGCAGGGGTATACAACTTTGTAGAAAAGTATGTGCGGACGGCCGGTTACGCACCCTCCGGTCTCTACTGTTACAACTTCTGTTTGGATACGGACCCATTCAAGGTGCAACCATCTGGGGCCATGAACATGAGCCGGTTCACAAACATCCAGCTTGAATTCACAACCATCTCTCCACCGGCCGACCCGTATGCCCAAGTGCTGACCATTTGCGACCCGACTACGGGGGACATTGTGGGTATCAACAAACCCACTTGGCGTATCTATGGCTACAACTACAATTTATACGTCATGGAGGAGAGAGTGAACATGGTCATCTTTGTGGGTGGCAATGCTGGCTTGCTCTATGCGACATAAATACTTTCATCTCCACATATATATTATTTTTTTTACACACATGACCTATTCGCATGTAAAAAAAATAATATATTATATGTCATCATCAAAGTTAAATTTCGAATCATCAAAGTTAAATTTCGAATCATCAAAGTTAAATTTCGAATCATTAACCATTTGAGTAGTGTTCTTTAAACCTGGGACTGAACCTTGGACTGAACCGTTGACTGAACCTGGGACTGAACCGTTGACTGAACCTGGGACTGCACCTGAGGCTGCATCATCTGTTCTTTCACCAACCATGAGACCCCAAAGTGGGTTCTCTTCTTCTTCTTCAGCAACTTCAGGAATTGTGTATACTTTTTTAGGAATGTTTTTAAAATCTGGGTCCGGTTCAGAGATTAAGCGACCAAAAATGTTCTTATCTGTAGGTAGTTCCATTCTTTTAAACCAAGTCCTAGCCGAAACGCACGACGATTTATTATCTATGTCAGGTCTTCGGTATCCGGATTGTTGAACCTGTATCGTTTCAATTACTATTTTTTTGGGATTCAATAATGTAAATTTTTTGCCTACCCAATCATGAGTGCAAATACATCTCAATGTCATCTGGTTGTCGACCAGTTCTGTTGTTCTCCATATCAGGTGATAGGCTATCTTGTTGTCAACGAAATCATCCACGAAATCTCTGATGGTTTGAACAGTTTGGTTCTGCAATTGGATGTCACTCGCCATTGGAATGTGCAGTTGTTTGGTAACCCCATTTGGTAGTACAACTAGTATAAGATATTCTCCTGCTCCTCCTCGAATTTTTCGCATCTTCACGCCTTTGTTTTTCCTCGTCCTTCTCTCTTGTTTGTTTTTGAGTGTCCTCTTTTTCATGGTTCGTCTTAAACGCATGTTGACTAAATATTCTTTATATTCTATCGCAAGATAATTTAAATGACGAATTGCTAATTTTCTCCATATTTAAGAAGAAAAATTACAATCCTCATGAAAAATCAAGGGTTTTGCCCTACATGATGTAGGTGTTTTCTTTGTTTTTCTGAAAAAAGGGTGCAAAAAAGTTCCCTACACGTGTAGAGAAAAAACCTCGATTTTTGTTTGGGAAAAGTTTTTTGACTTTTCGATTTTGGACATTTATAAATGTCCATTTTTGAAAAACCCAAATA